TTTTCTGCATCCCAATATTCCCATTGTAGTTCTTGAGTATTAGAAAGATCAGCCACTTGATTTAAAAGTGGATATGTAATCGCTATAGGTTGAAATGGATTTTCTCCAAAGTAAGATTCAAAATAGTAAATAGGTCTGTATTCAAATTTACCATTAGTCCAAAATACTCTATTGGCAATTGTACCTAATAAACGAGTCATACGCTCTGAATGCTTTAATCTAACATCCTTAGTAGGTGTTAACGATTGATAAAGGTCTGATGTACTACCAGTATTTCTTTTAGCACCAAGTGTATATATTCCACTTACCTTGTTGATAAACTTTCTTGTAAAGTTTGTTAAGGATGGAGGTATTTCAGTAAAAGCATCTCCCGTAAAGTACTGTCTAATATACTGCTCAGTTGAAGTACCAGAATAATAATCTAAGTGTTTTCGTATTTCTGCTCTTCTGTTATGAGCCATCATCATCTTAGCTTCGCTTAGTTTATCTTTAATAACTTTGTCTATCATCTTTGAATCCTCTTCATTTCCCTATTTTTCATGGGGAATCTGTTTATAATAAAATATCTAAAAGCATCATTCCCATGATCGTGATAACCATCTTTTATAGGCTCTTCCTTAATCGGTTTACCATCTTCAGACTCAGGATACCTATACTCTTCAAAATCTTGTATTACATCTACACACTTTTTGTCTACATGGATTCTTCTTATACCTTCAGCACTTTCAAAAAATCCTCTAGTGTACGCTACGCTATTAACAATATTCCTACTTTTTCTATCTTTAGTAGATAATACTCTAATACCGCTTCTTCTAAATATCTCCATATCTCCAGCACCACTCTGACCTTGAACATTAGAACCAGCTGGATCGCCATAATAGCTTACTATTGGATACCCTTTAACCTTAATCATTTTAATTAAATCATCGGTCTTAATATCTTTTTTGTGTAAGATAGAGTCAAATACTCTAATATGCTCAAACTCTCCATCAAAGTAAGTTTGAATAAATAAAACGGCTGGCATACGAAAGCCAAAGTCAATTGTACAGTAAGTAGGCAAGTTAGGATCGTAAGGAAAATCCCCCGTGTCTAACTCTCTATTAAAATCCCAAACCTTTCCCTCAAATACAGAAAATTCTGCTCCAAATTCTTGACCAAATAATTCTTTAGACATATTACGCTTACGCTCTATAATTGCTGGGTCTTCAATCCCTAAAGGAAATTCATGTTGATTCTTCCATGATGGAGAAGTGTAGTTAGCCCATATATCATCTACATCACCTAGTTTATATAAATCATAAATCCAGTTTCTACCTTCAGGGGTTGTAATAAAAATAACTTTACCTTTTCTACCAGCAACAGTTGGAGATAAATACATATCCCAAATCTTCTTATTCATCTTGGCAACCTCATCAATTACTAACAGATCGAGTCCTTCCCCCACTAATGAATCTGGATTATCTGCTGACATTCCCTCAACAGTTGTTCCCCACTTAAATTTAATTAGCATATCTTTTTCAGAGGCTCTTTCTATATCATCTCCATGACCAATAACCATTCTTTGCCATATCTCTCTAAATATCAATCTAGCCTTTTTATAAGACATACCCACTACCCAAATACGCTTATTGGGTTGAGAGGCAACATAGGTAGCTTCCATAGCACTAGCCCAAGTCTTTCCAAATCTTCTACCACAAACTATAACATTGAAACGGGCGTTATACTTTTTTGGATAGTGAAGAGCTAATTGACCATCATGTGGTTGGTATCCAAGATACTCGAACCATTTTTTTTTAAATTCGTAATTTTTCTCTTGCATTAGATTACTTATCTAAGTTACATTATAGTATACTTTTAATGCAAGTGTTATTCTTGCAAATTAACCACTCACTTAAGAGGTAAAAATGTCAGAAGAACAACCCATCGAAACAGATGTAAAACAGGAACCCGTCACTAAAGACGAAAACAATGTACCTATTTCAAGGCTAAACGAAGTCATCTCTGAAAGAAATGAACTGAGAGATAAAATGATAGCCATTGAAAAACAACAGGAAGATAATAAGAGAGCAAAGCTCCAAGAAGAAGAAAAATGGCAAGAACTCAATGTTGAGCTTGTTAAGGAAGTTGAATCATACAAACCATATAAAGAAAGATGGGAATCAATGGACTTGAAACTTCGAGATGATGCTTTAGCTAAACTTCCTGAATCTAAACGAGAAAAATTTTCCAATGTGGATACTGAAACTTTACTTAATATCGTTAGTGAATTTGCTGAACAGAAGGATAACCCTCCTGATAGGCAAGGAACTGTGCCAACACAAAGATTGGCTAAAGTAACCGATATGAGTTCTGAGGAACGTAAACGCAATTGGAGTCAAATATTAGAATCTTATAGGAGATAATAATGGGTTATGCAGCAATAGGAAGCGGTAATACAGGCATAGATGAAGTCGATGTATTTATTCCAGAACTTTGGAGTGAATATGTGTATGATTACCTACAACGTAAATTAGTTTTTAGACCACTTGTAGATGATTATAGTGATATGGTACAAGGCAAAGGTGATTTAATTCATGTGCCTTTAATTTCTGAATTAGGAGTTGGAACTAAAGGGCAGAATACAGCAATTTCATATGATACAGATGCTGGTGCAGTAGCAGACATTACAATTAATCAACACAAGTACGCCTCAAAGTTATTTGAAGATATAGCAGTCATTCAAGCCAATCCAGGCATGGTTGAGAAATATTCTCAAGCTTTTGGATATTCATTAGCTAAAGAAATAGATTCTCATATTGCTAGTAAGTTAATTACTGTTACATCTGGTGCTAACACTGGAACTGACAATGAAATTACTCAATCCGATATGCAAACAGCACTTGCTACATTAGGTGAGGCTGATCTTGATTATCGTGATGGCGAAATGATGATGGCTGTCAATCCAACAGTTTATGCTGACTTATTACAAGAAGATCGTATTGCAAGATATGATGTAACTGGTCAAGCTAATGGAGCATTTAGCACAGGTATGGTAGATAAGATGTATGGTATACCTGTTATGATGACCAATGCTTTAACTTCGGATACTACAGGTGTTGTTGGGGTTATTTTTCATAAGTCTACAGTTGGATTTGCAATGCAACAAGATGTAAGAATGCAATCAGACTACTCAATTGACCACTTAGGTACAAAAGTAGTTGCTGATGCTCTTTACGGATGTGCATTAATTCATGCAACTCGTGGATATAAGTTTACTAACGATTAATCTGTAAACTTAATTAACTACTTAATGGGGGTGGTTAAGTCTGCCCCCATTTAACCAAGATACCCATGAGAATATGTCAAGCTCGGTAAGGTATCATATCATAGGGGAAAGAAGATGGCAAACTCACGAAAATACTCTGTAGTAGAATCCTTAAATCAAATGGTTTATGAAAATGCTGTAGTAGTATCTAAAAGCGATAGTGCAGATGTTACAGGCTCACCTTATTCAGCTCTTTATGTAGGAGTGGGTGGAGATGTGGCTTTAGACCTTCATGGGTCAGGCGAAGCAATCGTATTCAAAAATTTAGCCTCAGGGCAATTACTCCCAGTAAAATTCGATAGGGTAGATTCTACCAATACAACAGCTACAAATATGGTAGCGTTGAAATAATGCTTACTGCATTACGAATTGCTGCAACCACAGTTATGCAAGCTATATATGATATAGGCTGGAGTGGTGCAGAAGGATCTCAATTAAAATGGGAAGAACAATCACAACAATGGGATGACCCAGAGCCAACTTAAAGGAAGATACTATGGCAACATTAACTAATAAAACAATTGCAAGCTCGTACCCTCAACTTTTATCCTTACCTGATGGTGGAGGAGACACTACTAATTTAGTAGCAATTACAGATGGAGATGGTGTAAATACATTTGCAATTAAAGTTTCAACAAGACATATAGAAGTTATTCCAGATGCTAATTCTACAACTACGTTTGATGTTTCTCAAGCAGATGGTACATCAATTTTAAGCGTAGACACAACCAATTCAAAAGTAATAGCAACTGAATTAGATATATCTGGTAATGTAGATATAGATGGAACACTTAATGTAGATGCCATAGATATTGATGGTGCTTTTCAAATAGATAATACACTTACAGTAGGTGTAGATGATACTGGATATGATGTTAAGTTTTTTGGAGATACAGCAACAAATGGCTATATGCTATGGGATGCTAGTACAGATGATTTAATACTTGGTTCATCATCAAAATTAGGAATTGGAACTGCGTCTCCGTCAAGTTATAATGACCACGCAAATCAATTAGTTGTTGCTGGTTCAAGCAATGCTGGTATCACTCTTGTAGCTGGAACTTCTAGTGGGAGTAAAATACATTTTGCAGACGGAACATCTGGTGATGCTTCTTACAGAGGATATATAAGTTATTTTCATAATACCGACTCATTTGCCATAGCAACTGCTGGTACTGCAAAAATGTATATTACATCTGCTGGACTGGTCGGAATTGGAACTGATTCTCCAGACTCAAATTTACACGTTCATACAGATATTGGAGATGCTAGAATAACTATAGATAGTGCTACAAATTCAGATGCTCAATTAAAGTTTGCAAATGGGGGTAATAATTCTTGGAGTGTTTTTTCCGATGGTTCAGCTACAAACGATCCATTAATCTTTTATGATTATACCTCATCAACCTCTATGATGACTTTAAATAATGGAAAAGTAGGTCTAGGAATTTCGCCAGTATTTAATAGTTTACATATCCATAAACCAAATTCAGATTACAATTATATTCACATTACAAATACAACTACTGGCACAACTCACGATGATGGTTTATTATTTG